CATATGCTTTATCCACGACAATTCCTCATTTTGGCTGTGATAAGTGGTTAATTTGCATTGACGCTGCGCTGTCGCACCTCAAAGAAAACTTCGCCCCTGCATCGGGGCGCTTCAATTTGCACAGCAGCACGTCGTGGTTACGGTTTCCCCTTCGCGAACTATCACCCGCAGATGAATCGCCCGCCTGCCTGGTATCCTTACCGGCGCTATTTCAGTTTGCCGGGAGCGTTGGCCGCTTCGAGCTGCTGTAAAAACCGAGTTGTTAAAGAGCGGGTCAGCGCTTGGCGGTGGGCTGCGTTGTGCTGATGGAGTTTATAATAGTGCTGCTAATTATAATAGTAAATAGTGCCTCTAATAAATTTGTGTAATGGTGTTACTAATAACTGATTTGTAAGGTGATTTTTTTCATGCCCTACCTAGAGCATCGCATCAAGCAGGCATGAACAGGGGGATGGTCGGTAGAGGTTGGCGGGAGAAGGGCGCAAAAAAGCCCGCTAGGGGCGGGCTTACGTAAACATACTTAGCGCTGGTAATTCGAAAGGCGGGTGTGGTGACATATGCGCAACCCTTACGATATTGGCTTCCATTCTAGAGTAATGCAGAACAAACATCGACGTCCTGTCTCCAAACTTACTTTCAGGGTCATATTCATGAATGCCGATATGGTAATGCCAAAGACAGTGTTCGTTAACAAATCGAACTTTCATAACAAAATCAGGATCATCATGGCTAACATCATCGGAGAATTTATTTCTTCCCTCTAAACCATCGAAGCCATTTTTGATAATATGCAACAAGAACGCACTTATTTTCTTTCTGCTGTCTTTTGGAAAAGTTTTGTACCTGTTTTTAAAGCTATCCGTTAACTTGGCATCAATTAAAGCTACAGGCTCATTATCCATTCATCCATCTCATCGACTGTTTGGAGGTGATTTGGAATAGAGATGTCTGCTGACTCAAGAGACAATCTGATATCCTCCAATGGAAAATCTACAAAGCTATCCTGCGATGTGTAAAGAGACTTACGTAAAGATGTTTGTTGTTCTTCAATGAAGCTTACAGCACCTAACGTGCTCTGCACAAAGGGTGAAGACAAAGTTGGGATTAGGAAAGATGTAATGTTCATACTAAGATCCCCCTTTTTTTTGATCGTGCTCGCTCAGCCCCTTAACTAAGGCATCCCGTAAAGCAATAGCTCTATCAAGTGTCATGGTAACTGATCCGACTTTTTTAAGCTGAATTCGTGAGCTCATCGGCCTGCCATGTTCATCGACAAGGGATATTACTTTATTTCCTAAAAATGATAGGTTTACGTATGTTACGCCATTGGCGTTGTATTCAGTCATACCAACAATTTCAGCGAAAACATCCCTAAATGTTGGGTCGTTCTCTATCACTCTCAGCTTCTCTTCTTTTTCGGTAATAGACATTTTTATCACGCAAATCCTTCACGGTGGGCCGCGATTTTAAACTCTTTTGATTCTAACACAATGTGTGTAATTTGCATCGATACACATTGTATAGACCTGCAATGCTCATAGATAACGTGGCTGCAACTGCTGCAAAAACCTCAAGCCGCATTTCAGTGCCCCAATCGAAAGCATTTTCCATCCTAGGTCCCTGGCATCCAAGCGCCACTCGCGATAAACCACACCAGAAGCACCACGCCTGCTATGCCACATGCAGCTGGGAACAGATAGCCGATCTTCATTTGTACCGCCTGAGTTTTTATTATGGGGCATCCCTGCCGGTCATCTCCAGTTCTAACCAGCCCTGATGCTGATCTGTTCTGTGTGTAAAAATTGCTATGCGTACCAGCGCCGTTTTATTTGTTATCGCGCCGGTAAAGAGTCCACTCTTCAATGCGTTCGCCGCCGGGCAGGGTACAGTAGCCTACCTCTCCAGCAGATTCTTTAACGATGTCCAACTTGCCACCGATCTTCTGGCAGTAAACCGAAGCCGGGTTAGCCATGCCAATCATCTTCTGCTGTTCGTTATGCGCTGCGCATGAGGCGATAAGCACCGGCATCGCCATAATCAGTAATTTTTTCATGGATGCTCCGTTTAGCTGAAGGTCTCTTCCGGCCATTGAGCCTTAACTACTTTTCCTATAATTCGGCAGAACTCATTACACTCAATGCTTTGGTAGCGGGGGTTGGTATTCAGCGGTTCCAGCCATGGTTTGCCGTCTTCCCATACGAACTTTTTGAATGTCACTTCGCTATCGTTATGAATACCAGCCACACAGAAATCACCTGGCTCTACGTCCTCTTCCGGGTCTACGAGAATCAGCATCCCTTCGGGGAAGCTGGGCTTGCTTCCTTGCGGCGCGGTCATTGAGTGTCCAGATACTTCAAGCCAGAAAGCCTTGCTACTGGCCTTTTTGGTTGTAGCCACCCAATTTTTAGCATTAGTTTCAGAGTATGAGCCTACCTCGGCAAAGGTACCTGCTTGAACAGAAGTAAAAAGCGGATATTCAAACTGCTGTTTGTGAGTCGCATCTTCTGTTGCCCTCTCAGGGCTTCTAATGTGGGCTAGCAGATGGCCGATACTGGGGCTTATTTCTTCTGGTTGAACGCGTAATAGCGCTGAAAATTTTAGAATGTTCTCAGTATTTAAAGGAGCTTTGCCATTAAGGAATTGGCTAATGGCAGCCTGAGTACTAAACCCAAAGAAGCCAGCAGCCTTCTCCTGGCTAAGTCCCAACTGCTCTTTTTTTGCGTCCCAGATGCTTCGCAGGCGAAGTGCGGTCTGAGTATCTTCTTCGGTGATTACATTTTTCTTTGCCATGCTCTCGATTTTATTCGCAATACTAATAACTTCAAATAGTGCAACTATTGATTTTTGCAATCAGTAGCACTAATATCTCGTTTGTCTAAGCGTGGAGAACGATATGGATCTTAACGATTACCTAAAACAGAACAGTATCAGCCAGTCTGACTATGCAATTACCGTCGGCGTCAGTCAGGGTTTTGTTAGTCAGGTCATTGCAGGCAAATACAAACCTAAGGGACGTAAAGCCATTCAATGGTCTGAAGCTACCAACTGGCAGGTAACGCCTCATGAGCTTAATTGTGATGATTATCCCAATAAAACTGATGGGCTTCCTAAAAGCGCATTGTCAGCAGCATAAACACTTAATGCTTCTGAAAGAACATATCGCACGCTGCCACTAGGGCGCTGTTCAGTGCCCAGTGCGATTTAACCTTTTAATCAACTAACAATGGAAATTATCAATGGAATCAAGCGCAACGTCACGCAACATCGCACGTGATATCGAAAATGAAATCATTGTGCGGATCGCTGAACGCGGAGTGACGGCAGTGGCAAAGGAGATTGGCGTGGATAAATCCCGTGTCAGTCGCTGGCAGAGTAAAGGCGGTCTGGTCGAGAAAGCAAGCCAGTTATTAGCAGCCATAGATTTTCAGCGTCCAGAAGGATTGGTGCTTTTCCGCGGCGAAGAAACCGCAGAGTTAGCCAAGGGGCTAATTGCCATGCTGGATCACATTCGCAGCGGGGGGAATGGTGGATGACGGGCGCTTCATTGAAACCGATCAGCTTTACCGGGATCGCAGAGGCATTGTGGTGCGTGTCACCAGTTACGACCGCCAGGAGCGGCGTGTCATTTTCATGCGGCCAGACTACGCGCACGCATGCTTTGTTCCGAAATGGTATTTCGAGAAGTATTTCAGGAAGTTTGAAGGGAAAAGCGAAGGCTGAACAGGTAGGACTGAACAGCCGGGTACCGAATTGCTTTGGTCAAGCGAGGTCAATTATGCGACAGAAACGCCGTAAGATGCAACCAGAAAACACTGTACATAAAGACATGTCCCGGGAGCAGTTAGCCCGGGAGTTTGCCCCTGACGCAGCCCACAAGCTGCGCCAACTTTTCGAGCAGAATAAGCGCGCGAGGGAAGGGGATGAGTAACACCGCCGAGATCATCAATTTCCGCGCTCGCACAGAGCGTGAGGAGCAGCGCGTGGCCGATACCGATGATGGGTATACCCGGCTGGCTAATGAGCTGTATGAGGAGCTGATAGGCGCCAATCTGACCCGCAACCAGGCGAAGGTAGCGCATGCTGTTTGCCGCAAAACGTACGGCTTCAATAAAAAGCTGGACCGGATATCTGACAGTCAAATTTCAGAGCTAACTCGCCTGCCACGGCAGAAGGTGAACAAGGCTAAAAACGAGCTGATCGCCATGCGTGTGCTGGTTCGCGAAGGTTCTCTAATCGGGCCAAATAAAGCCCTTTCAGACTGGGAAATTCCTGACTGTCACCAAAACAGTGACTTTGTCACCAAACCAGTGACAAAAAGTGTCACCAAAACAGTGACAGGGTTGTCACCAAAACAGGGACACACAAAAGACACTATTCAAAAGACAATAAAAACAGATCCCCCTAAAGCCCCCAAGGGGGAATTTTCGGAGGAAGTAATCTCGCAGGCAAAACAGGTCCTGGAGTATTACAACGAGCTGACAGGAACCACCTGCCGCTCTGCAGAAGCCTTTGCCGTTCTGCTCACATCACGTTCGGCCCGTGATGCCTACACAGTTGACGACCTGAAGCTGGTGGTGCGCTGGGTGGTGCTGACCTGGGATCGCCGAAATGGGACGGTGGCCAAGCCTGCAAACATCTGCCGGGTGGGCCGCTTCGATGGCTATTTCGCCGACGCTGCGGTCTGGGCTTCCAGCTACGTTGAAATCGACTGCGGCGCCGTGGTTGAGGCCTATAACGAGATTGCCGGTGACCGCCTGCCGCTGGCGGAACTGGACGATGGCCGCGAGAAAGCGATCCGTGACCTGGTCACTCACATGACCCACAAAAATATCGATGCGGTTCGGGCTTATTTCAACGCGTTTGTGAGCGAGGCCCGGCCGTATTACTTCGGTGAAAACCCATCTGGCTGGCGTGCCAGCTTCGATTTTCTGATGAAGCCTGAAACGCTCCGCAAAGTCCGGGAGCGTGCGCTATGAGCGACCTGTACCTCGAAGCCAGCGTTATCGGCGCGCTGCTGAACGCCGGTCTTACGCCAGACGCCAGCGACGTTCTGAACACGCTGGATCCTGCAGCGTTCACCAACCCGTTTTACTTCAAGCTGTACGGAGAGATTAAGCGCCAGGCCATTCAGCGCAAGATGATCGACGCGCTGCTGATTGCGGATGCGATGGGCGATGGTCCCGGCGTATTTGCCGACGTGATGGAAACGGCGAAGGTCGTGCCGAGTTCGGCAAACCTGAAAGGCTATGCCAAAAGCCTCGGTGAAAAATTCATGATCCGCAGTTTTGTCGCGCTGATGGAAGCCAATTACGACAGCATCACCCTGGCGAATAATTACGACCAGGCGCTGGAGAACATTCGGGCCTTTACCAGCCAGGTCATGACCGTTGGTCGCCCCTCTGATGAGGTTGTGCCGGTTCACATCGATGAGCTGTTGGGTTCTTTCGCTGAGGTGCTGGAGCGCCGGGTAACCAACGGCGAAGAATCTGACACGCTGAAGACCGGGATCCCTGAACTGGATGAAATCACCGGCGGCATGAACGACGAGGATTTTGTGGTGGTTGCCGCCCGTCCTGGTATGGGTAAAACCGAGTTTGCGCTGAAGGTGGCCGAGGGCGTTGCCTCAAGCGAGCGGGTGATGGGGGATCACAAGGTCCGACGTGGCGTGCTGATTTTCACAATGGAAATGAGCAACCAGCAGGTCGTAGAGCGTCAGATCGCCGGTGCGTCAAACATGCCGGTATCCAGCCTGCGCAAGCCGTCCCGTATGCACGATGAAGACTGGGGGCGGATCTCCATGGGCATCAAGCGCCTGATGGGCCTTGATGTCTGGATGGTGGACGCAGCTAACCTCACCATTGAGCAGATCCGCTCTATCGCTGAACGACACAAGCGCCAGTTCCCGGGCCTGTCCCTGATCCTCGTCGACTACCTCGGCCTGATTAAAAAGCCCCGAGCTGAACGTAACGACCTGGCTATCGCGGTTATCTCTGGCGGTCTAAAAACCATGGCGAAGGAACTGAAAACGCCAGTTCTATCGCTCAGCCAGCTGTCGCGTGAAGTGGAGAAGCGGCCAAACAAGCGCCCGGTAAATGCGGATCTGCGCGACGGAGGCAGCATCGAACAGGACGCTGACAGCATCATCATGCTGTACCGGGATGCGGTCTACAACGAGAACAGCCCGGCGACACGTTTCGCCGAGATCATCGTAACAAAGAACCGTTTCGGCGAGCTGGGCACTGTGTACCAGGAGTTCCGCAACGGCCATTTCCACGAAACCAACCAGGAGCAGGCGCGGATCATCTGCACCGAGAAAGCGCCGGCCGCAGGACGCAGAACGAGGGACGATTTTTAATGCAGGTATATGACATTTGCCCGCTGCCTAAACCTCGCATGACGCAGAGAGACCGGTGGGCCAAACGCCCGGCAGTTCTCCGGTACCGCGCTTACTGTGACGAGGTGCGATTAAAACGCCTGCAGCTGCCAGTCAGCGGCTGCCACGTTACTTTCGTGCTGCCTATGCCAGCCAGCTGGAGCAGGAAAAAGCGCGCCGCCAGTGCTGGTCAGCCGCATCAGCAAAAGCCGGATGTGGACAACCTTATGAAGGCGCTGATGGATGCCTTGTTTGCCGATGACAGCAGCGTGTGGGATTTCCGGGTATCAAAAATATGGGGTGAAACCGGCAGCATCCGGATCGCCGAAATCAGCGAGCCAGTCAGGCCGTAAACGGGAGAGTGACATGATTCAGCTGACCGAGATCCAGAAAAACATGTGCAGATTCATCCGGCAGTACGCCGCCGAAAATGGCTGCGCGCCAACCCGGGTGGAAATAGCCACTCACTTTGGCTGGCGTTCCGCTAACGCCGCCGAAGCGCATATCAAAGCGCTGGTGAAAAAGGGTGCGCTGTACAGCAAACCGCGTTGTTCTCGAGCGCTGAAAGTGCTGGTGGACGTTTAACACCTGGCCGCTGGCCACCTGCAGTACCGGATAACAAGAACATACCAGAGGGGATACACGTGAGAATCGAAGCCGCATTAAAACATTTCAGTCCGAAAACGATGATGATCACCGACAGCCCCGGCGCTACCAGCTCGGATAATATCGACGGCACACACGTTATGGCCGCGATAGGCATGTGCCAGGCCAAAGCCGCTTTTGGTATGAGCGCGTATCTGGGGAAAGCAGGCATCAGTCAGCAGGATCGGGATAAAGCAGTGCAGCACCTGCTCGCATATGCCCGTAAAACAGCACCAGCGCTTCTCAGGAAGGCCGCAGCGGGAAAATTGAGTCAGTGTATGTCAGTGCTGGCAAAATTCGCCTACGACGATTATGCGCGTTCTGCTGCCGATGCGCAGGAGTGTCCCGACTGCACCGGCAGGGGAGTGACGAATACACTGGCCAGGGTGATGACGCATCCCGGCTGCGGAGAAAAAACGGCGCCGACGTATCAACTGCAGCTGGTGGAAAATCGGTGCGTGACATGTCACGGCAAGGGAAAGCTGTCAGCTCGATGCCGTTGTGGCGGTTCCGGTAAAGTCCGGGATCTGAAGCGCTCGAAGCTTCTTGGCTTGCCAGTGGAAAAGGATTGTGACCGCTGCGATGGGCTGGGCTTTAAGCGGCAGCCGTCGACTGTCGCGTTTAAGGCGGTCCGGGCGCTGGTTCCTGATCTGAACGAACGCACCTGGCGGCGGAACTGGAAGCCGTTTTATGAAAGCCTGATCAGTAAATGCGACATCGAAGAGAGCGCTGCCGATGCTACATTCTGCAAAGTGACGCGATAAGTCGAAATGTTGCGTCGAAATCTATTGCATTTTGACCGAAATTGACCAATTATATCTCCCATCGTGGGATTTCAATGCCCACAGGCAATAAAACACATTCAGAAGCTCCGCAAACGCGGGGCCTTTTTGCTTTCCGCAGTCTCGTTTCGATGCTGCCCGACGTTCTCTTTCACGTACCCGTTATTTGACTCATGTAATGAGGTGAATAGGCATTCTATTCTGCTCACATGGTCTGGCCGGTCGCGACATTATCTTTCCCTTCCAATCCACACACAGCGCCACGGCATCGCCGGAGGTGAGAGCATGTATCGCATGGACAAACTATCTACTGGTATCGCCTATGGGACCTCCGGCGGCAGCGCGGGGTACTGGGTTTTGCAGTTGCTGGATCAGGTGACTCCTTCTCAGTGGGCCGCCATTGGCGTGCTGGGCAGTCTTGCCTTTGGTTTCATGACCTACCTGACCAGTCTTTATTTTCAGATTAAGGCTGATCGGCGCAAGGCTGCCCGGGGCGAGTAATGGCAAACCTGAAAACGAAACTCAGCGCTGCCGTGCTGGGACTTGTGCTGGCCGGCGCTCCTGCCAAAGTCATTCTGGATCAGTTTCTGGACGAGAAAGAGGGCAACCGATTGTTGGCTTATCTCGATGGTTCCGGGATCTGGACAATTTGCCGCGGTGTGACCCGCATTGACGGTAAAGCGGTGGTGAAGGGCATGCGGCTGACTGCCGAGAAATGCGCGGAGGTGAACGCCATTGAGGAGCGCAAGGCGCTGGCCTGGGTAGAGAGCAATATCAAGGTGCCACTGACTGAGCCGCAGAAAGCCGGTATTGCCTCGTTCTGTCCGTACAACATCGGCCCCGGCAAATGCTTCCCTTCCACGTTCTATAAGCGTCTGAACGCCGGCGACCGTAAAGGAGCATGTGAAGCGATGCGCTGGTGGGTACACGATAACGGGCGAGATTGCCGTTTGACGAAAGGGCAGGTCGGCGGCTGCTACGGGCAGGTTGAACGCCGTGATCAGGAGTCTGAGCTGGCATGCTGGGGGTTGGACCAATGAAAGACTCCAAATTAACGGTCGTACTGGTTGCTGTGTTTCTGCTCCTGCTGATTGGGCTGGGCGGCGCTGCGGTCTACTACCACGGTGAATACAGTGAACAACGCAAAGATAATGAGCAACTGCAGAAGGATAACGATCGGCAGAGCAGTGTCATTGCCACGCAGTCCATGCAGTTCAACCGCTTTAACCAGATAGCCGCTGCTGTCCAGCAGTACGACGCACAAATCACGGCATCATCCCAGGAGAAGCAGATTGAATACCGGACGATCCTCAAAACGGAGCCGACCTGTGCTCTCGCTGTGCCTGCTGGCATTGCTGGCCGGTTGTTCGAGTACGCGAACAGTTTACGTGCCAGGGCAATGCGTTCCGATCCCGGCATCGCTGACAGCTCCGGTACTGACGCCACTGCCACCGGCACCCTGACATACTGCCAGGTGGTGTTGTGGATTGACCCACTGCTGACAGCCATTGACCAGGCTAACAGTCAACTGGCTGGCATCCGAGAAATTGAACAAACCCGACAGGAGAAACACGATGGCACTTCAAGGCAGTGAAAACCCAGTGCAGCAGCGGCAGCAGTGGAACGACGAAATTGAAAGTGGGAGCGACGCATGATTAAGCTCGCTTCCTTGTTAATCAGTGCAGCGCTGCTTTGTGCTTTGGCTGGTGGTGTATTCATGCCGGTTGAAGGGCTCGTCACGTTATCTGTGGCTGCCTGCTGGTCTCTGACGGCACTGTCGATCCCGGTATCGCTAATTCTCATCTGCGCGGCCAGCATGTACGGTCCATCGACAGATGAACCACTGAAAACGTCGCTGGCGAAATTGCTGGTGAACGCAGCCAAAAAGCGAAGTCGGATTGGCAAGTTTTTGGGGCGGCTGCAATTTGTACTGACGCTTGCGCTGCTGGGTTATGCAGGCTGGATCTTTACGGCCGTGACGTATTTCCTGGCGAGCATGGTTATGCGATTCGCGGGCTCAATGGCGCGTGATGCCGCCGTGAAAAGCGGACTGGCGTGAGCATCACAAGGCGCATTTACGAGTGCGCCTGATGATGCGGTTTAGCAGGAACGCAAGGAAAAAAAACCAGCTTACCCTCGTCGAAGTAATAAGCTGGCGAAAGAACATCAAAGTGCTTGTTTTCCTCATCGAGAAGATTAGCTAATGATTCTGCTTTTTCCAGTTATTTAAGATTTTCTGTATCAAACCGAAAATAAAAAAGCGCTATACCAAAAAAACGCCCGGGGGAGGCGAGTTGATATAGCGCTGACATTGCTTCAATCAACAGGGGGACGAAGCACAAAACCCTTGGAGAAGAGTGAGGTAAACATTAGCTTATCGCAACAAAAAAGCCAGTTTATTGCTCCGTTTAATTTGTCTATATCCGCATGGCTTTGCCTGCGGTAAGTATCTTATTGCCATCACAATGCCTGGCGTGCCGGTCATCGTCATGACAGTAAACCACCACCTGAGGTATCCCATGCCAGAAATCACTACCGAACAGACCAACCAGCTGGAGCTACTGGCCACGCTGGGTTACGACACTGCAGCAATTAAGGTGGCTGTAAAATACATCCAGGACGATCCGTTCAAACATCGCATGTTCATCCAGCAGTACAACCGCGTATATGGCGAGTCCGAGCTGGTAGCTCGCGCCACGAAGGCAGTGCAGGAATCAGTCGAAGCAGAGGCAGTAATCAATACCACCGCAGTTACCGAATAACCCCTCCGGGCGGGCGCAGGCCGTCGCCGTCTTTCTGTGTCAGCATCGATCTGTGGCTCCTGACAGTTAGCGCACAGAGAGAATCAAAAACGCCAATACCGTGTTACTCCTGACGCCAGTCAGGGGCGCTCACTCATGGTCGCCAGTCGCTGCGATGGTAGATGAAAGCGATTTTACAAAGTTCTGCAAATGGTGCTGATTAAGCGCCATTGCCAGAGTTTTGTGGATGTTTCGTCAGAGACCGGTTAACTGCATCCCCGGGTTTATATCAACTGAACCAGCAGGAAACTCTGAATGGCTATTGGAATACTGACCTACAAAGTAACGCTACGGCGTTTTATGAAGCCGATCCTCATTATCGGAGCACTGACTAAATGGGACTGGCTTGTAAATTTATGCTTCAAAATGGAGCTAATCCGCGAAGGCGAAGAGGTCACTCTTCATGGCGATAAGCGATAGCCTCCTTAACGACTTCCATAAATAGGATTAACGCATGGCATCACCTGACTGGGAGGCTATCGAATCAGCTTACCGGGCTGGTTTGTTGTCTGTAAGAGAAATTGCATCACAGCATGGCATCACTCATGGTGCCATCAATAAGCGCGCAAAGCGTGACGGGTGGGAGCGCGATCTTAAGGCGAAGATAAAAGCCAAGGCGGACGCGTTGGTATCCAAACGCGAGGTATCCAGGGTGGTATCCACCGAAACGGCTACCAATGAACGGATACTGATTGAAGCAAATGCCGAGGTCATTGCCACCGTCCGCATGGAGCATCGCGGCGATATCCGCCGGGCGCGTGAGATAACCAACGCGCTGTTCGACGAACTTGGCGCTGAATGCGCAGACGTCGGCGCGCTGCGTAAACTCGGTGAGCTGATGCTTGATCCCGACGACAACGGCCGCGACCGCCTGAACGAAATCTACCAGTCGATCATCAGCATGCCGGAACGCGTGAAGTCGGTGAAGGCGCTGAGCGACGCGCTGAAGAACCTGATTAGCCTGGAGCGTCAGGCCTACGACATCGACGGCCCAGAGGGCGACAACTCCGTTAAAAAACTTTCTGACCTCATGGATACCTTGTCTCAGGGGGCGTGATGAAACCTGAGCACCTGAAGCTGCTGGCCGATAAGGACTGGCGGCTTAACAACCTGTACTGGATCACCGACAAAGAGGGCAAGCCCACTCGGTTCAGGATGACGCCCGAGCAGCGCGAGTACTTTGAGGGTATCCATACCCGCAACATCATTCTGAAGGCGCGCCAGCTCGGATTTACCACCGAGGTGTGCATTATCCAGCTGGATGCCGCGCTGTTCGAGTCTGCCAAGTGCGCGTTGATCGCCCACACGCTGAACGACGCTAAGCGGCTGTTCCGCGAGAAGGTGAAATTCGCCTACGACAATCTCCCAGACGAGATAAAAGCCGCCAACCCGGCCAGCAATGATTCCGCCGGCGAGCTGGTTTTCAAAAAGGGCGGTTCGCTCTACGTCAGCACCTCATTTCGCGGCGGTACACTGCGTTACCTGCACGTTTCCGAGTTCGGCAAGATATGCGCCAAGTACCCGGAGAAAGCCCGGGAAATCGTTACTGGTGCGTTTGAAGCTGTATCGACAGGATGCTTTGCCACGATCGAAAGCACAGCAGAGGGGCGGGCAGGCTACTTCTTCGACTATTGCCAGATCGCCGAAAAAGCCCAATTGCAGGGTAAGCCACTTTCGCCGCTGGACTGGAAGTTTTTCTTCTTCTCATGGTGGAAGAATCCGCAGTACGCAATCGACCCGATAGAGCCGCTCCCGCAGCGCCTGGTTGAATACTTTGCCGAGATGGAGGCAAAGCACGGCATCGTGCTGAACGAGCGGCAGAAGGCCTGGTATTTCGCCAAAGAGAAGACGCTCGGCGACGACATGAAACGTGAATATCCGACCATTCCGGCGGAGGCGTTCCAGCAGTCGGTCGAGGGTGCTTACTACGCCAAACAGTTCCGCTGGCTTTACACCAATAAGCGGATCGGCGCGCTGCCCGATAACTCACACCTGCCGGTGCACACCTTCTGGGATATCGGTGTCGGCGACTCCACGGCTATCTGGTTCGTACGCGAGGTCGGCGAGGAGTTCCACGTTATCGACTACTACGAAAACTCCGGAGAAGGCCTGCGGCACTACATGAAGGTGCTGAAGGACCGGGGCTATGAGTACGGCGAGCACTGGGGGCCGCACGATATCGAAAATCGCGAGTTCGGCTCTGATGCCAAATCCCGTAAGGAACTGGCGCGGGAAGGGTACGAGATTGACGGTCAGAAGTATTCCATGACCTTCAAGGTGGTACCGAAAACAGGCGTCGATACCGGCATTGAGTCGGTGCGCGAGCTGCTGCCGAAGTGTGTCTTTGACGAGGAAAAATGCAGCGAGGGCATCACCCACCTGGAGGGCTACCGCAAAGAGTGGGATGACAAGCGCGGTTGCTGGAAAGATAAGCCGCTTCACGACGCAACATCGCACGGTGCCGATGGGTTCCGCTACTTTGCCGTGGCGAAGAACAACCATAAAAAAGTCGGCGCCATCTTCTTCTAAGGAGCACCAGTGAATCTACAACCTCGGGAAAATTTTCTCGTCAATGCGCTGGCTGCTACCGTTGGCCGCCTGCGGTCGATGTATGCCGGAGTAAACGGCAACACGAAGCGCACGAAGCTTTGGGACGAGTTCGGATATCCGGATCAGGTTGGCTTCGAGCAGTACTACCGGGCTTATGAGCGTAATGCCGTGGCTCATGCCGCGGTGCACAAGCTGCTCGATAGCTGCTGGGTGGACAATCCGACCATCATCGACGGTAGCGAGGCGAAGGAAGCGACCAATACCACGCCATGGGAAAAACAGGTAACCAAGCTGCTGAAGAAGCACTGGCCGAAAATCAAGGATGCCGATCGGCGTAACCTGATTGGCCGGTACTCGGCGCTTCTGATCCAGTTCAAAGACGGTCGCGAGTGGCATCAGCCGGTTGACCGGGTGGCGGTTGGCAGGCTGAAAGAAAAGGCCATCGTTAAGCTGATCCCCGCGTGGGAGTCGCAGATAAAACCGGGTAACTTCGACACCGACACGATGTCGGAGACCTACGGCCAGCCGGTCAACTATAACTTCAACGAGCAACCGGTCGGTGACGATGGCACCTACGGCCCAGTGCGCGGCGTCACCGTTCACCCCGATCGCATCATCATCCTGAGCGAGGGCTCGGAGGATGAGAACATGCTATCTGGGGTGCCGTTGCTGCGCGCCGGATATAACAAGCTGCTCGATCTGGAGAAGGTGTCCGGCGGCAGCGCGGAGGGCTTTCTGAAGAATGCCAGCCGCCAGCTGGGTATTTCGTTCGATAGCCAAACCGACATGCAAACCATCGCTCAGATGGCAAAAGACGCCGGGTACAACGACCTCGGCGAAGCCATGAACGATAAAATGATGAAGCTGAACCGGGGGACCGACGCCGCTCTGGTTACTCAGTCCGGTACGACTTCAGTTTTGTCCGTCGCAGCTGCCGATCCGGCACCAACCTGGACGGTCACCGCCAACGAGTTCGCCGCCTCAATCCAGTGCCCGTTCACCATTCAGTTCGGTCAGCAGACCGGCCGCCTGGCATCCGACGAGGATAAGACGGACTGGGCGAAACGCTGCAATGGCCGCCGCTGGGGTTTTATGTCGGCGGTGGTGATCGCTGTGCTGGAGCGATTCTGGACAATGGGCGCCATTGAAGCTCCTTTATCCGGTGAGGTAACGCTGGCCTGGTCCGACTTACTCGCCCCGAGCGAGAAAGAGAAGATCGCCAACATGCAGGCAATGGCCGACGTGGCGCAGAAAACACAGCAGGCGTACGGCACACCGGCCATCGAGCCCAACGAAGTGCGCGCCGTGGGTGAGATGGAGCCGCTGAAAGAGACCGATTTGCCAGACCCCAACGCAAAGCCATCCGGTAAGGACCCGCTAAATGACGACAGCGACGACCCGGATCGGGACGCCAATCGTACCGCGTAACAAAGCCGACCCCACGCAGTCAGCCCGACAGGTTGGACGGATGTTCCGCGACATCGACGAGCGGTATCTGGCAATCAAGCGAAGGTTGAGGGTGCTGTTTGACGAGCGGCTGACCGGAACGGCAAGTGCGATTAACGTCCGGCAGGGCTTCATGGCCTGCAACAATGCCGACGGACCGGATACGCTTTACCAGGTAAATGCCGGAACATTCATCTACGATATGAGCGCGCCGCAGCTCGCCGACCTGCTGCAGATTGTCCAGACAATACTGGATGATGCGCTGCTGGAGGGCGGGAGCCAGAATCTGTGGTCGCTGGGCTACGTTGGCGCTGAGTATGAGCGCGGCACTCTGCAGGCGTTTACCAACCTGTCGGCGCAGTCACAGGTTTACACGCAGCAGACCACCCTGGCGCAGCTGCTGAGTAGTCCGGCATTGCAAAACCAAATCGCTGCGGCTTACGTCTCGACTTACAGCGACTGGAAGGGCATCAGCGATGCGGCTCGCGCGGATCTGGCAAACGTGATCTCCAGCTCGATAGGTCGCGGCGTCAATCCGCTGGAAACGGCCAGCATCGTCAGTAAGCGCCTCAATGTCTCAATGTCGAGTGCGAAGAACATCGCTCAGACCGAACAGGTGGGCGCCTTGCGCGAGGCTCAGTGGCTGGAGACGGATTGGGCGCGGGACAGGCTGGGGCTGAACACGGCAGTGCTCTGGATCTCCGCGCTAAAGCCCACGACGCGCTCCTGGCATGCCTCGCGCAGTGGCAACGTGTACACCACTGAAGAGGTGCGGGATTTCTACTCCGCGAACGGGAATCGCTACAACTGCTATTGCTCGCAGATACCGTGCCTGCTGGATGAAAACGGGCAGATCGCCAACAAAGGCGTGACCGACCGGCTAATCAAAGAGCGGGATAAATGGAAGCAGGCCGCCTGACCATCAACAATCAATGAGGATCCAGCATGAAGCGCAACCGCGTTAACGTGCTGACCGTCGTCAACTCCGCTTCAAAAATCACCACTGAAACTATCGACGGCAAGCCACATATCGTGGTTCGCGGCGTCACGCCCGTTGTCGACGATATTGTGATGAACCGGAAGTTGTACCCGGCAGCAGAAATCAGCAAGGCCTTTAACACCCTTGAGCGCAACCCGATGCCGTTCGGTCACCCGAAGGTCGACGGCAAGCACGTGTCTGCTCGTGACGTCCGGGCGGTGAATAACTACCACGTCGGTGCATGGTTCCAGAACGTGACCCATACCGACGGCAAGGTATCCGGCGATATGTACGTCGATCGCCAGTACGCCGAGGGCAGCGAGAAGGGCAAACGCCTGGTGAATCGCCTGGACGAGATGGCCGCTGGCAGCAACGTCGAGCCTATCCATATCTCGACCGGCCTGCTTTATTCCGGCATCGCGGCTAACGGCGAGTCGAAGGGCAAAAAGTACAACGAAATCGCCACCAACATGCTGTTCGACCACGTGGCGATCCTGATGGATGAACCGGGTGCGGCGACGCCAGGCGAAGGGGTGGGCATCTTCGTGAATGCCGATGGTGATGAGCTGGAAATCGAAGTTGTGAACCTGGCCGAAGCAAATGCTCCCGATCTGCATGACCCGTCGTTTAAATCATTTTTTACTCAGCTAAAGGCGTTTTTCAGCGCCAACAGCGATTCCGTCAAAGAGGAAGTTGATCCGATGAAAGAACTGATCGTAAACGCGCTTCAAGCCGCGGGTAAGCCGACCGAAGGCAAATCCGATGAAGAGCTGATGGACGCGTACAACCAGCTGGCAGCCGAAAAGGCCGCCGAAAAATCTGAAACGCCCGAAGAGAAGGCGGCCCGCGAGAAAGCCGAGAAGGATGCGCGCGAGCAGGCAAACAACAGCGCCGAAGCGCCGGCATGGTTCAAGCCTTTCGCCGACAAACTGACCACCATCGAAAGCGGTCTGGCGGTTAATGCCGACAAAGAAAAGGGCGAAAAGCGCGCTGCCGTTAAGGCCAAGTTTGGCCTCGACGATCTGGCCGTTAACGCACTCGACGGCGCCGCCCTCGATGGCCTGTATGCCCAGTGCCCGACTTCTTTCGGCCTGAATGGCGCACACCGCCAGCAGTCCACCACCAATTCATTCAGCGACATGCCGGAGTAAGTCATGGCTAAAGACGGAAAGCACGTAATTCACGCGGGTGGCATCTTCGCTAACCCGCAGCTCCACCGCGAGGGCTCTGCGGCGGCAGATATTCTGCCTGGCACCATTGGCACCTTCGTAAACGGCAAGTTCACCGCGGCTACCGACGGCAAGGCCGCAGCCATCCATTATGTGGCGAACTACGACTACCTGCGCTGCAAAACGGTCGATGACACGATCGCTGCTGGTGACTGGGTAGTTGCATTCCAACCGACGCCGGGCGTTTTCCTCAACTTGCGTGCTGCTGCCGGTACCTACGGTAAGGGCGACCCGGTAGCAGTCGCCAACGGGCGCATCAAGCCAGCCACCACCACCGGCGACACGCCAGATACCGTGTTCGCCTATGTCGAAGAAGATAAAGACCTGACCGCTGCAGCCGGCGATCTTGTCCGCGTCGTGTTCAAATAAGGAGCGACAATGTTTTCATTCTCAACCCGTCTGGCGACCGAGACCAATAACCTTGAGGTTAATGCGGCTCAGTTCCAGGAACTTCAGTTCGCACGCAACGCCAGTGCGCAGGCCGTTGCCGACTTTATCGCGCGTACCCGTGCGCGTGGTGACGCAGCAAACGCACCCGCACTGGATGCCATCAACGCAGTCGACGATATCCGCCGCCTGTATCGCTCTTACGACCAGACGGTGCTGGCGCAGTTCGAACCCAATACCGAGTTCACGCTGCTGAACGACCTGACGCCGTTGTCCCGCTCTGTACGTCTGGAGGAGTCGGTGTACGAGTACGCCCGCACCGGTGGCCGCGGCTGGGCGCACACATCCATGTCAGGCCAGGTCGGCGCGGCGCTGGACGCTAAAAGCTACACCTTCGACGGCACCATGGTGCCAATTCACGACAGCGGCTTTAAGTTCAACTGGCGCGACCCGGTGTTCAACAAAGGTTCTGCTCTGTCCTCTCTGGCAGATGCTCAGTCAGGTTCAGTGAATGATGTGCGTCGTCAGTATGTCGATTTCATCTGGGATGGTTTCCGGGACAGTGAAGGGAACTTCATTAAGTTTGACAACTACACCTGGAAAGGCCTGCGCGGCGACGATCGCGTTGCTCACGTTACGCTGCCCATCAACTTTGCCACCAGTACCGATCCGGAAGCGATGCGCAAAGCCGCCATCGCACTGCGGGACGTGCTGAAGGTGCAGAACTTCCAGTACGGTCAGCAGACCTGGTACGTGTCGGCAGAAATCATGTCCAACCTGGAGCAGTACTACGACACCACCAACAAAACCCGCACCGTGCTGGAAGAGTTGCTGAAGCTGTCGGGTATCTCGGCGATTAAAGAAGACGCCAAACTCACCGGCAATCAGGTCCTGATTGTGCCTCTGCAGGCGGGCGTCATCGCGCCAATCGTCGGCCAGGCGTTCGGTACCGTTGCCGATCCGCGCCAGTTCTACAACAGCGATTACGTGTGGCGCACCTGGGGTGCTGCCGGTCTGATGGTCAAGCAGGACATCAACGGCAAGTTCTCCGTCATTTACGCTTCCAGCTAAGAGGTCACCATGGCACTTGTGAAAATTCTCTCTGCGAATCTGTTCGCGGGTGCCAGCTTCCAGAAACTGGAGGCTGGCGTGGTGTACGACGTTGACGATGCGATCGCCGAAAAGTGGTTGGCCGAAGGTAAGGCAGAGAAAACGACCGAGAAGAAGGGCGAAAAGCTCTCCTTTGCGGTGGCTGCTCCGTCTACTTCGACCTCGTCCAGCGCATCTGAGCTGCAGACGCAGCTTAAAGCGGCGCTGGCGGAGGTGCAGGTGCTCAAGGATGCGGCCGAAGCGGCTACCACCACTCACGCAGCTGAACTTGAAGCGGTTCAGAAGGCTCATGCCACAGCGCTGGAGATCGAGAAACAGCGCGCTGACGCAGCGGAAGCGGCGCTGGCGGAAATCCAGAAGAAGGCGAAATAACCATGACAGTGCAGATAACAGCGGCGCAGGTAAAACAGCAGTTATCTGCGCTGGGTTACACCGTTCCGGACTTCATGATCGATGCCTACCTCTGCAAGTTGGAGGGTATCAGCGCCTGCCTGGAGGCTGCCGGCCATGATGACTGCGACCTGATGCTGATTCAGGTTTACGCCGTCACCCTGATGGCTGTCACCGCGTCTGGCCAGCGCATTAAGTCTCAGTCGGCACCATCCGGTGCGTCGCAGTCGTTCGACTACAGCGGCGATATTAAAAACATGCGCAATACGCTGGCCGCGCTCGATAAGTCTGGCTGCACGTCGGCCTTACCGATCGACGTTGGCAGCAGCGTGGGCTTTTTTGATGTTGTGGGAGGGTGATATGTCCGAACCGAAAGACGAGCCTGAAGATAAGCCGGACTGCGAGAAGTGCCCGGATTGCCCCGGTTGTCCGGATCAGCACCTGGAGTATCCATTGTGAGCCGAGCAGCCAGCTGGAGTTACACCGCGACAGCGACAATCTGGCGGCGCATACGCGATGCTGACGGTAGCGATACCGACGGCGGAGGTCAGCCGTACGGGTGGGAATCGCCGATCGCCATCCTCAGTGACTATCAGGGCGGTCTCTCTGCAAAAATCGGCGACATCGGTCGGGAAATCGTGGTTAAAAACACGATCTGGAGTGAATACGCTGAGGCCAGGCAGGGTGATTACATCCTGATCGGGGCATCATCCGCATCAGTACCGCCTGCAGAGGCCGACGAGATAAGGCAGGTGATTCGCTTCGCTGATACGTTCGAACGAATTGCCGATGATTTTGCACTGATTACCGGAGTCTGATTATGGGCGCTAAAGTTCGCGGTATCCGCGAGGCTAAAGCTAACCTCGATCGCATTATCAAGGGCGTTCAGGGGCGAAAGGTTGTTCGTGCGTTGCAGTCGGCAATGCTCATTGGCAGCTCACAGGCAGCGCTTTATACGCCGATTGACACATCAACGCTCATCAACAGCCAGTTCCGGGAAATCACCGCTAACGGCGTCAGAGTGACCGGGCGTGTTGGTTATACGGCGTCTTATGCAGTCTTTGTTCACGATCCGGAAGTTAAACAGAACTTCAGGCGTTCGACTGCGCAGAAAGAGTTCTTAAAGAAAGGCTTCGAAGACACCCGCAGCCTGATCGACGCGGTGGTTAAGAAGGAGCTGAAACTATGACACCGGCGATGTATATGCGCCTGAAAGACCTGTTTGTTGCCAAAGGACTCACGGCCGGCTTCAAGGTGCAATGGCGACAGTGGCGGGACTCGGGGAAAGATGCCGATCAGTTCATCGTATTCAGGCCATCGGGCGGTACTGATATTGCCTACGACCTCGGTGGCGACTGGTATGTGATGGTCGATATTATCGCGTCCAAATCGAATCCTGACGCCGCAGATACGGCGGTCAACGCCATTGTTTCCTATATCAGCGCACAGGTCGACGCTGACGGCTGTGTTGGTGCGCTCAGCCTCGTTGGCAGTATTCCGTCAGCTATACCCACTGAGGAGGGCCGGTTAGTTACCCGGTTACTCGTCTCATGCACATACGGCGAATAATCGCCAGAATCACCCATCAGGCTGCCATCTGGCGGCCTTTTTTATTTGAGAGGTACACATGCAGGGCTGCCAGAATGACACCGGTAAGCTGATCGGGAAAACAGCGGTACTCCGCATGGCTTATGGCTGTGCTGATACTGTTCCGGCTCTTTCCGAATGGAAGCGCCTGGGCGCGCTAACCACGAAAGGTTTTGACTACTCCATGAATACCGTCACCTCTGAGGCTGACGATACGAAAGGTCTGGTTGAGAACCTTGTCAACAATATGGACTTCACTATTTCTGGTGAAGGTGAATTCCGCAAGAAGGACAAAGGAACCGAAGTTGGTGCCATCGCTATCTCGAAGTACATTTTCGATGAAGTGCAGGCTGGCCGGCAGCCGACCCTCTGGGTCCGTTTCGACTTTGTTGGTGAAGATGCCGGCACCTACATCATGGGGTATTTCAACACCACATCATGGTCTGGCGATTTCGGAACATCCGACATTTCCACCTTCTCCGGTGAGTGGAAGGTCTACGATGCTGACACCGTAGTGTTTGAGGTGGCTGGCCCCGCGCTGGTGTTCACTACGAATCTGACGGCAACCAAAAGCGTTGCTGCCGGATCTGCTCTGAATATGCCAGTGGCGGTGGCGGGCGGTACGGCGCCTTATACCTACGTCTGGAAGAAAGACGGAGCGGTTATCAGCGGACAAACGACGGCCACGTTTAACAAGGCCAGTGCTGTGGCTGGTGATGCCGGCGTTTACACCTGCGAAGTCACCGACTCTTCAGTTTCACCGGTGAAAATTACTTCAGCTGCATGCACTGTCACCATCAGCTAACTGCCCGATGCCGCGTGAGCAGTACAAAGGGCGTTCCGGCGCCCTTGATACTGTTTATGGAGCAACTATGAATCCGATTAAAGAGTTAGGCGAATGCGTGATCGGTACCGATGACCGGGATTACTTTTTTCGTCCGTCATTTCGCAATATGGCGCGCATAGGAGAACCGGCTGAAATCGTCCAGGCTTTCTATGACCTGTGCAACGATGAAGTCACCCCTTTGCTGCAGCGTGCGGCTAAGGCCTATATTCGCGATGATTACAGTCGACTCCCAGACTGCGTGCAACGTTATATCCAGAGCGGGCTACTAACCCGTAAGGCCATCATGGCCGCTCATACCGTTCTCACCGCTTGCTGCGACGATGATATCGGGGAGTTGGTCGGATGGATGAAGCCAGGGAAGACGGGAAAGCGCGGATTTGTCTGGCGGTCAGGTAGCATGCCGCCAGAAAACATGGTTATCGTCGCGCAAAACCTGATGATGCACGGCATCGTCGGCAAAGCGAAGGTGCGCAAGTTGCAGCGTTATGAGTCAAATGATGTCACTGCTGAGTTTCGTGGTGCCGACTACATCATGGCGGCGCGTAATCATTTTGGCATCAGTCGGGAAGAAGCGGAAAACCTCACGATGACTGAGTTTGCCATGATGATTGCCGCCAAATACTCGAATCAGAAAGGCTTTACCCGGGAAGAGTACGACGAAGTCATGGATGAAGACGATCGCCGCTGGCAGGCAATGATGGCACAGGAACAGGCGTGAAGGCGGAAGACTTATTTACACGTCGCGCGCTGAAGCTGTTTTTGTGTTTCCCTCTACCCTAAAACTTGATCCGCACTTATGATTTAGAGTGTCATCGAACGTCCACATACTAAGATTTGATTTCACTCAACCAGGAGGGATGCCGTGAATTGGATTTCAGTTGGAGAGGCTTTACCAGATACAAAGTTTCAGCGTCAGATGGTCATCGTTGCAACAGATAAGGGTATTGGAACGGCATGCTATAACGATATCAGTAAGTTCCATAACGCTGTATTGAGCGGAAACACTCTGTATTCAACACTCGTTATCACTCACTGGATGTATTTGCCTGCTGCACCCTGGTCATAAGTGACAAGCCCGCTTGTGTGGGCTTTTTTGCTATCTGGGCATCCTTGCCCGTTATGTCTCCATCTTACGAGCAATAGCCGCCCTTATGATGGGAGCCGGTTCCGCCATGCGGATGCTGACCTTTTGGGCACGCAAAAGCTGAAGCAGACATAATGCCCAGCAGTGAAGCCAGAAGAATTGCTGTGATTTTTTTCATTGATTGCCTGTGTAGTCTTGCCCTTGGGAAACCCCAACATTCAATATACACATGTGACTACCAATAAGAATCCTGACAAATGATCAGTGAAAACTCGCTGAGTCTCAAGTCGGTTTCTTGCTTCCCATTGCGCCGGTTCCCCGCTACGATCTGGTGACTTGTTGCTGATGGGGGTGGGTAATGGATTTAGAGCATGATTTTAACGTTGATGATTTTTTCAAAGAAATAGAAGGGACAGAAGGCAAATTTAAAGTAGACCGCAAAAAAGTTAGATTTCTTGCGGAAAATCAACACCAATATATATTGGACATAGAGTTATCAGGTGGTAACAAGCATGCTGCTGAGCTAGATGTTAATGATGTTGTTGCTGAAATGCTCGCCAATATTATGAAGTCTAAATATTCTGATTTGGCTGCTGATTTTTCTGGGGTTCTTACTGAAGAAAAGATGGCGTTAACAAATCATGACCTAGACATTTCCGAGAAAACCTACAATCAAAAACTGCAAGGTATTGAAAAAGAAGACTTAAGGAAGCTAGATATCGTTCGGATATTGCCATGGATTGGGGCCGTCTTTGTGGTGCTTCTTCTATTTGGTTTCCTAAAGTAAGAATTTCCATCATCACTAATCGCCTCGCTATTGCGGGGTTTTTTTATGCCCGGAGAAAAGTAAATGTCAGAGAGCGCAGGCGGAATTTATTACGATATCGAAATGGATGTACAAGGTCTTCTTGTGGCTCAGCAGCGTGTAAATCAGCGCCTTGATTTGATGGAGAGGGGCTTCGATAACACGACCCGGTCTATTAATAACACTGAACGCTCGATGTCCAGCCTCTCAGGCGTTGCTGTAGCGCTTGCCACTGCGCTCTCTGTAAAGCAGGTTTCTGAATACGCGGATGCCTGGGCTACCGTAAATAACAAATTAGCCAACTCGCTGCGTCCGAATGAACAGCTCGCGGAAGTGACTGAGCGCGTATTTAACATTACACAGCAGACGCGCGGTAGTTTAGATGCCACTGCTTCGCTGTATGCTCGCCTGGAAAGGGCGACCCGGCAGTACGGGACAAGCGCTGGCGACCTGAGCAAACTCACGACGATCATTAATCAGGGCTTTGTGGTTTCAGGAGCAACAGCGCAAGAAGCAGAAAACGCAATAATTCAGCTGTCCCAAGGGTTGGCGTCCGGCGCTCTGCGTGGTGAGGAATTTAACTCAGTAAATGAGCAGGGTAACCGCCTGATCGTCGCGCTGGCTGATTCCATGGGAGTCAGTATTGGTGAAATGCGTAATATGGCTGCGCAGGGCAAGCTGACGACGGATGTTGTGGTAAATGGCCTGCTTTCCCAAGGGGCGGTGATTGGTGCTGAGTTTGCCAACACTACAATGACGATCAGCCAGGCGCTCCAAGTCGCTGGTAATAACATAACTAAGTTTTTTGGTGAAAGTTCGACTGTAAAAACGGGGGCTGGGGTATTTAATAATGCCGTAGTCACAGCCAGCGAAAATATAGGAGTCCTTAGCGCTGCATTAACTGCCGTGGCTGCGATTATGGGAAGCCGCTTTGTTGGTGCATTAACAATGTCAGCCTCTTCTCAAATTCAGTCTGCTTTAGCTGCACAGCACCAAGCGGCTGCTAATAACCAGTCCGCGCAAGCGGCATTGGTAGCCGCAAACTCGGTTAAGAGAAAGGCTGTTGCCGATAAAGAAGCAACACTGTCTGCATTGGCTCTTGCTCAAGCAGAGTATAACGTTGCTAAAGGTAGTGCAGCTGAAATGTTGGCTATGAATGCTCTTATCGCAGCAAAAACAAGAGCCACCGCCGCCTCAATTGAATTAAAAATAGCTGAAGATGCTCAGGCGTCTGCTTCGGTTCGCGCAGCAACTGCTGCAAGGGCCGCATCCGCGAGCATTGGGCTTGCAAGGAGTGCTTTTGCTTTGATTGGAGGGCCTGGGGGAGCCGCAATGCTTGCCGCAGCGGCTATTTTCTACTTTTGGCAGAAATCTCAACAAGCAAGGGAAGAATCGCTCCGGTTTGCCGACAGCCTTGATCGGGTTAATTCATCAATGAAGGCGATGGACAACACGCAGCTTCGCGGAACTATTTCTGACGCGAATAAATCCATCCGCGCACAAGAAGAGGAGATAAGTAGCCTCGAAGGTACAGTAAGTGATTTAACTAAAAGATACAGCAACTTCACCCCAGAAGCAGAGTCAGCAGCTGAGAAGATGGGGATGGCTACAAGTTATGCCGCAGAACAAAAAGAAGTCTTTGATGAGTTAAATCAAAAGACACGAGATTTATCCACTGCCAGAAACCGACTTGCCAGAACGGTTGAAACAGCATCAGAAGCCACAAGAACGCTAAACAACAATATGCTGACCTCAATGGGTGTGCATGATGGGTTGGTTGAAAAAGGATTTAGTCTTGAGCAGGTTCAAGGCGCTGTAGCAAAGGCATTTGGCTTGACCGCTGACGAAATTAACCGAGCCAATCAAGCTGGGCAGAACTTCAAACCAGCATCCTTGCAGATATCCCCTGCAACAAAAGAAGGGGCTAAATACGTAGAGCATCTGGAAGAACAAAACAAGCTTCTGAAGATTCAGGATGAGCGCCAAAGAGCAGTGACACAAGCCAAGCTTGAAGCCGAAAAAACAACCAGTAACGCAAATCAGATCGCGGATGCACAAAGGCTTGCTGGAGAAAACTTTGACCTTAAGAAGGCAGAAGAAGAAAGGCGCAAAGAGCAGCAGAAAGGCGAGCAGCAGGAGAAAAAGACTGCATCGTCAGCTGAATCGGTGGCGCAGAAACTGGCGAGCCTCAAACAGCAATCCGAGCTGGCAGCCGTTTCCACACAAGAGTTAAGTCGCGAGCAGGCCATCCTGCGCGCAGAGCAGTCGCTGGGTAAGGGCGCAACAGAATCACAGATTCAGCAGGCCCATGATTATGCAGCCGCCATCTGGGATACAGCTGCCGCCATCAAAGCTCGCAACGCCGTTCCGGAGCTGAAAGAAAACGCCGACTATACCGCGCAGAAATCGCAGCTGGAGATGCTGAAGAGTGCAACGGATGCTAACGGTAAGCTGCTCATCAGCCAGGAGCAGTACAGCGCCGCTTCCGAGCAGCTGGAGCAGGAACACCAGGTGCGACTGTCGAAAATCCGGGCTCAGCAGGTGAGTGCTAATCCTATAGCAGAGGCGCGGGGCGAAATTGACCCTGTTCAGGCGCTGGCGAATCAGAACAACCAGAAACTGGCCCTCATGCAGCAGTATCAGCAGCAGGAGCAGGCGATACTCAAGCAGAGCTACCAGTCTGGCAGCATCACCTACGACCAGTATATTGCCGCACGGCAGGATACCGACGCTCAGTATCTGGCGCTGCGCACAGCTCAGGAGAACCAGTTTAATCAGCAGATGACTGCGGCGCAGTGGGAACTGCTCAGCCAGCAGGGCTTAGGCTACAACATGCTGACGAGCGCGGTGGACTCTTTCTCCGGCAACGCATCGAATGCACTGACGGGCTTGCTAACCGGCACGATGTCTGCGCAGGAAGCCATGCGCTCTCTCGGCAACACCATTCTCAACAGCGTGCTCAACTCTATCGTGCAGACCGGCGTTGAAATGCTGAAGAACTTCATCCTTTCCCAAACGCTCGGCGCCGCTACACAAGCTGCCAATGCTGCCACTGCCACAGCTGGTGGTGCTGCCGCGCTTGCCGCCTGGACTCCAGCAGCGATAGCAGCATCAATAGCTACCGGAGGAACTGCATCAGCAACCGGTTTAAGCGCTTATCAGACGGCGCAGACAGCCGGGCTGGCAATGAGTGTTCTGGGTGGGCGCAAAAATGGCGGCCCGGTATCTGCTGGTGGTCTGTATGAGTTTGGTGAAGGTAACCTGCCGGAAGTCCTGCAGATGGGCGGCAAAAGCTACATGCTACCGGGTAACAATGGTCGGGTGTTCAGCAATAGTGATGTTAGCGGCGGTTCTCCAGCGATCAGGAAAGCATCCACCGGACAAGAATACGCACAGGCCGGAGTAAGTGGCAGTTCTGCCTCGGGAGGCGTATCAACGGGAGGCGCGGCTTTACCACCAATCATTAACGTCTATCAGTATGCCACCGGCTCAGGTGTGGATGTGCAAACATCGAAGTCGCTAACAGGGCAGGACGTTATTGATATTGTTAGCTACAATGTTGCTCAGGGTGGTCAAATCGGGCAGACCATCGCTAATCATCATAATGCACCAAGACGGGCGACCGGCGGTTGATATTATATTAATTTTCATTGTTGTTTGGTTCTCACGATATTTAATTACACTCAAATGAGGTATGCATGACTGATGAATCTTTAAAAGATGAAAGCTCTGATGTGCAATATTCATTACCGGCTAAAGATAGCTTGTTAGTGGATTTTGTCCGCTGGGCAAACAGAGGGGTGTCGATCAGTGTAACCCTCTCAGTCAAAGGTACTATTTACAGTGGTAATGTCATTGGTGGTGCAGAATGGTGCAATCAGATCATTGCTGCAGCCGCTAAATTACACGGTAGCGAAGATAATAAAACTGCCTTCGTTGAGTATTTTCACTCAGTGAAAGACAATCTTTATACCGATTTGAAGGACGATTTTGATGATGTTGGTTTTATTCATCTTAAAGACGTCAGAGTATACCAAGGATCGCAACCAATTAAATTGCCTGAAACATTATGGCGCTTGAAAATTGGTGAGGTAGATGGCTTCACAATTGGACTCTGGTCTGCATCCTAACCCGCTACGGCGGGTTTTTTAATGGCGAAATCTATGGCTATCCCATACCCCGACTGGCTGCCGCTGGCGCAGAAGTCCAACAAAAACCCGAAGACGGACACCGGATTTCGCACCGATCAGCCGCAGGTCGGCGCGCC